TTCAATTATCCATTTACCATTAGGATCTACAAAATCCGGGGTATAAGTTATGGCCCTTATTTTAGAGCCTTTATTATACAGTTTCTTTTTAGTTCCTTCATAACAAGCTTGAGGATATACTAGTGGATCAAATATAGTAAAAGTTGTTTTTTCATATTCTACTGAAATTTTAGCTATTTCTAATTCTTTATAACAATGTAATTCCAATTGAGATTGAAAAGTAATGCCTTTATATATTTGTTTCTTAGCATTCTTTACTTTAGACCTTGTTCTTTTCTTTCTCATAATTGATAACATTAGTCTGTAAATATCCTTCGTATCCTCTAGCTTTATTCCATATATGAACTTGTCCTGTTCTTATAGTTCCTATATAACCACGATTTTTATGCCATTCGTCATTACCACAAATAGATGGAATAAATCTAACTTTAGTTCCCATGTATTCATTAACTTGTTCTTTATGAACATGTCCACAATGAGCTTCCCTAAATTTAGAAGAACTCCACATTTCTGGTTGTTCAGTAGCCATAAGTAAAGCCATTTTATCAGCTTTTACTTTATCTCCATGACACCACATAATCATATTTACTCCATATTGATAATATTTACGTGCTTTATAATCATTATCTACAGTTACATTTTTATTATTAGAATATAAAGCTGCTAATACTTCGCCTGCATAAAACATTCTTTCAAAATCATGATTACCTTGTACAATAATTACATCAATTGGTGCAAATTGTGATAAATAATCAATAGATTTAGCTACTAGTCCCCAGTATCCTCTAAAAGATTGTCTCCAATCCATATAATCATATTGAGGAGTTCCTTTAGTTGTAGCTCTTGATAGTCCTTCTGAGTTCATACCATCATTACCTATTGGTAATATAATTCGTTCTATATTTAAACCTTCAACTTTTGTATATAACTCAGCAATAGCAGTTAGATAATGTTTCTCTACTGCTTTAGGACCTTCACCAGTTACTTTTCCATAATGAATATCTGGAAGAGAAATCTCAACAACATTTGGATCTTTTCCTTTTTTGTAACTAATTTTAGAAACTTTAGGAGAATATTTTTTAATAGAGTCTATTAATTCTTTCTTTATAGAAGGCATATTATGCCATTGATTCATAGTAACTACAGAATATCTTTGTTCTCCATTAGCGCTTTGCCAAAATTTAACAGATTTTACATCTTCTAATGTTAAATCATTATTAGCTAAATGTTTTAAAAATCCTGAAGATTTAGAAAGTTCATCATTATTACTTGAGTTTTCATTCTTTAAATCTCTTTTAGCTTTATAATCTACCCATTCTTCTGCATTTACTAATTTTCTACATTTTGCTGCTAATGTTTCTGAAATATCTAATCGTTTAGCTAAAAATTCAGAAGACTTTTTTAAATATCCTCTTTTTTGTCTTAAGAAGTTTATTATTTCTTTTTTGTTCATTTTAATATAGTTTTAAGTTTATTAAGATTACCTGTATTTTCAATTAAATCTGATGGATCTTTAGACTTAAACTCTTCAGGTATACATTTATTTACAAAACCATATAAGTCACAAATTTTCTTAGCCATTGTTTGACCAGGATTATTTATATTGTCAAAATCATTGTCGTATAAAATTTCTATTGTATTGAAACGGTTAGTTAGCTCACTTATTAATTTCTCATCAGGCATTTGCATTTCACTTTGTAAAGCAATTGCATTATATCCTGCGACATATAAACACATAACATCTTTGAGAGATGAAGTAATAATAAGTTTATTTCCTTTATCGGGAAGTTGTGAGTAACCTTGAATATCTGTTTTCTTAGTATTACTCAACCACTTATTCTTATTTTCATAAGGAGAATAGATTTTATATCGGTTATTAAATTTAAAAACGTAAGTTATTGATTTACAGCTAAATCTCTTAGCATTAATCCAATAATGACTTATCGGTTCTACTGCAAATTTAGTAAGTATTTTTTTACTTACCAAATATTTTCGCCAAAAAGTCGCATCTTGTTTATTCCAATTTCTTTTTCTTTTCCTGATAATTACAGGTTTGAATTCAAATTTTGGATTTTTTTGTCTGTAAGCCATACACCCCATTGTAAATTGAATAATATCTTTTCTAGAACTTAACCCTAAATTAAAATCACAATCTATTATTCGTAGAGCTCCTATAAATGTACAATTATATTTTTCTTTAATATAATTAAAACAATCAAATACATGTTCAGATTTACCAAAGTCTTTATATAATAATTTACCATTGTACGGTATGATAGAAGCGGTTGGAGTTTTATCTTCTCTTAACTCACTGCAAAATTTTTTACCAAACTTTTTAAAACTAGGACAATAATACATAAAAATGTCATACTCAGTAATTTTACTAAGTATGACATCTGTATGTAAATAATCTTCGCTGCTCCTACCGCGAACAGCCATTAAAATGGGAGATCATCATCAGCTGCTGCTTGATGAGCTGGTTCTGTATTTTTATCAGAAACCCAATCTTCATTCTCTTTTAACTCTCCATTAGTATCGGGAGTAATTAAATCCATAGTTGGTTTGTGCTCTCCCCATTGTAGATCAGCATTAAAATCAGCATTAAATGAACCATAGTCATCATTCAAAGCTTTAACAAATAAATCATTTCTTTCAGGTTTTACTCTACCGAAATATTTTGTATAAACTTGTTGATATCTATCATCTTTGACTCCAATCAGAACTCTAACTTCATTTGTAGTTAATACGTCCATTAATGCTTTAATTTCTCCTGTATCTCCTTTAACTATAGATGATATAGTATCAAATGATACTTCATCACCAGAAGCTACATTAGCCCAAGCTTTAGTAAAATTAATAAGAGTTTCTTCTCCTGTATAAGCTTTTCTTTGACCTTCAGTTTTCCACCACTCATATGTAGGGGCGTCATTAGACCAAGTAGATTGGCCAATATTATTTATCCATTGGTTCTTACCCGTTTGAGAAACTCTTGGTTTATTTTGTGTAAGAATTTCCATTCTAAAATTACCATCTTGATTTCTTAACCAAAAAGTTAATTTAAAATAATCTTCATCCCCCATATTTATATTATAAACAGGTTCAGATTTAACTTTAATATCTATAGCATGTAATTCTTCCATTGTGGGATTAATTGCTATAACATTAACATTTGTAAGGCCTGAATATGTTTTAATCGACCCTAGCACTTCTTCAGTGCTTGCATTACTTTTTATTGCCATTTTATTTAGTTTTTAATAATTAATAATTTATAATTCAAAAGTTTCATCTTCTTCCTCTTCTAGATTTAATTCCTCGATAACTTCATTTTCTGTATCTTGTGCAGCTTTTAATAAAGTTTCTTCAGGAGTTTCATATTCCGTCGGACTAAGCATTTCTATAATAGCTTCTTGTGTTTCTTGCATTTGTTCTTTAACTTCTTCAACTGCTTCAACAGCTTCGTCTATAGCATCTTCTAAAGTTACTTGATTAGGATCTATAAATTCTTCAGGATCTGTAATATTAGTAGTTTCACATTCTGTAGTTATATCATCTACAAAACTAAAAGATAAAGTTTTCTTTCTACTAGGTCTTCTACCTTTAAGAAATGGATGTTTAAACATTTCATCTACTTCCCATGGTTTAATACCATACTTAGTCGCCATCTCTGGCTTACTAATACCGTCTTTAAGATCTTGGTCGATCATAGAAACAGTAATTTTCTCAGGAGTTTCACCTGGTGTTACTTGTTTTTTCATTTCAATCATTTTTAAAGTATTTAATTAATTTTAATCTATATATATTTTTGACCATTTCATAGGCATAGTCTGTCCTTTTAAGTGGTCACATCTAGATCCTGCAGTTATATCGTCTAAAGAATTAAAAGAAACCATAGTCTCTTCCCCTTCTCTATATATATAACCAACAGCATCAGCGTTAGCACATGTAATTTGCTTAATTTTTCCAGTTAAATCAAGATCCTTTACAGCAACCTCTTTACCTTTCTTTTCAAGCATTTTATCTTTTAAGTGTCCAACTAAGATAACATGATCTGATAATAAGTTTAATCTATCTATCCATTTTTTATAAGCCATTCTTAAATATAAATAACCAGCGCCATTAGGTAATGCTATGATAGACATACCAGGGTTTTTAGTTTCAAAGTTTTTACCCATAGGAGTTTTCATATAAATTTGTTTAGCTTCACCTTCACACCATTCTTCTAATTTAGATATAGTGTCAATAGCAATATATTTATATGGTTTTCTTTGTTTAATAATTTCTCTACCTATATCGGCAAGTTCTTTAAGATTATTAACTTTAATTTTTAAAGC